ACTGTCCCAGTTCCAAGTGCCATACCTGTTACCATGTACTTTAGCGCAGCTACTGCCACAATTTGCACCCACGTACCGGCTACGCCACCTGTGGTTGTGCCATTGAAATTAATAAAATCGTTGGCTGCCGCTGCCGAAAAGCCTACAAGCGCAGCACCATCTGAATCCACATCATTCATTACAATGGTTCCAACAAACTTGTCTACGCCATCGGTGCCAATTTTCAATGAATATCCCGTAAGGGTAGTCGGCACCCAGATAACATAAACCACGCCCTCGTTATTGGGCGTATTTGGATCATTTCCTGGCCCGCTTGATGTTGCGTTCGCAGAAGCATTGATCGTTGGAAGCGTAAGGGTGATGTCTGCTGCCAATGCTCCACTACACGTTATGATCCTGCCGCCATGACTTGCTGGATTTAACGATGTGCTTTCAGTGATGCTAACGATGACAGACGGTCCTTGCTGAAAAATTCCGCCAAGAGACCGAATCGGGCCGTCAAAAGTTGAGATTCCCATTTTTTCCTCGCGTAGTAGCGCATCCCCGTACAGTCTCTACTAAGTCTGCTAGGCCAGTCTGTACGGGTCGTATCCTAGTTTTTTACTCAAGCCCCTTGGCTTCCAAAGATTCCAAGGGGATCACTTACACCAAACGAATAACGCTCACGAGCTTTGTAACGCATGTTGCCCGTGTCGAAGTCACCATCCATTCCTGTCTGCATGGGCGTCCGCACAAAGTGCTTCAGACCATTAGGCACATCGGTGGTCAAGAACCAACCGTTTGTGTCTGTCAAGAAGTGGTTGATGACATACCCTTCAGGAATTGAACCGTTATTCTTCAGCGCGTTGATGTCGTTATTGTTGGTGCTGACACGCAGTTCAGTTTCCAACAAACGCGTTGCAACGAATTGAAGATTAGGCGGTACAATCAACTTCCTAGGGCGGGCTGCAATCAAAAGACCGCGCTCGTCAGTCCACCCAGCAATTTGAATCACTGCGTTCTCAAGAGAGGTCTCATTCAGGTCCGCCTGCGTGGTAGGGGTGTTGCTGTTTGCCCCGCCCGACACAAGAGGATGAGCCGTTGAGAACAAGGATTGGCCGTCACCATAAGTCGTGGTTGCTGCCCACCCGTTGTTCAAAGTTGCAGCAGCTTTAACTTGCTTGGTGTAAGACATCCCACGAGCCAGCGCCCTCGTATACCGTGCAGAAAGACTGTCATACAGGTTGTCTTCCATCGCCTCTTCAGTGATAGAAAAACCCATTGCAATCGTTTCATGCACATACCGAGCAGTCCACGCCTCTTGAGCGTTGTCGTAAGCAATGGCTGAACCCTCGTTTTTGACAGGGGCTGCGCTAAAACCCGACAGCTTGGTCTCTTCTTCAAAAGAACGCTCAGAGGTCTCCGTTTCGTAGATCTCTTTGTGCTCTTCTCCATAGCGAGCGTACTCCAAGCCGAACAATGCGTTCAAGCCAGGGAGCAGCTCTTTCAATAGTTGTGCGCGTGAAATAGCCATGATGTCTCCTTACAGGCCGGTTGGGTTGTAGTACGCATGACCGCCCAAAAACGTGGAAGATGCAATATTTGGCATATTGAACTTCACAATCGCTTCCGGAAAGAACGTTACTCCGCCGAATGCGAACGAGGTATCAGGAACCAAGTCCACAATGCGCAGGGGCAGCGTGTCCGTGACTGCGGCAGAACTCAACAAGATTGCCTGCTGAGAATCTTTCGACGACGTATTCAACGTGTTTGCCACCAAAGCTACATTGTTATTAATGTTGCTATAGGTTAGGCCGGTCACTGTAGATACAACAGTCGTCCCTGTTACCACGGCTACTTGGAACAGTTGATCGGGATCATCGCAGATATACCCATAGATAAAGGTATTGGCCTGCACAGACGTTCCGCTAATCCATGCCTGCGAGAATGTTGGCTGACCCGTGACCGAAGAAATGAAAGAGCATCCAAGGAATACTCCTGCAAATCCGGTGTTGGGGGCTGTCGTGGTTACTGTTGTTACCGCAATCGTTCCATCGTTTACAAACGACACAGGGTCGCCGTATCCAATGCTTGATGCGCCAGAGGCAATCCGACGCTGCCGGGTTGCTCCTGCAAAGACCTGTCCACCAATCAGGTTAATTGGCTTAAGGCCATAAGGCTTGTCAATTGTCGGGTAAGCCATGTTGCGCTCCTAGTTAGCGTTTCCCAAACTTTACCTCTGTACGCCGCTCGTTAAACAAGGGCATACGCGGGTCGCTTTCTCTCATAAAGTTGTTGTCTACGCTTGTTTGCCAATCTCTGGCTTGTTTCAGGTAATGATCATTACGCTGCTCCACCATTTCAATTGGGGCGCGACACAACATTAGACCGCCAATCTCAATGTTACCAGTTTTGGTTTCTGACGAAAACATTGCTTTTGAGACTTCTGGATAGTCGCTCCATTTGCATGGTTCAAATCCATCCTGATATCGCGTTGCTACGTTTCTTGCGTCTTCTTTGCCAAGGGCAGAAGTTCTAACCCAGCGGTGCTTATAGCCATCCCGAGGGTTTGGATCGGGGAGCGATGTCGGCGGGCGCCATTGCCTTACGCGTTCCGTCGATTCCCGAGTCTCTCTTGCGCTCATATTTTTCCTTCCATCCTTAGTTTCGCTACTTGTTCTGCATACGATTGTAAAGAAACTCCAAGCCTCTTTGCCATACTGGCCTCGGATGCCGTAAGTCTCAGTTTTTTGGGGGGAGAACTCCGAGATGCCGGAGCCACAACTGATGCAGGACGATTTTTTTCCGAGTTGCCCTGGAAGTACTCGGGGAATTTCTCTCTTACGCGAGACGTTATACGCTCGTAATAGTCGTCGGTCGAAGCATACAGATCTCCATGCTGTTGCACAAGATCCTTATGCACACCCATCGCAAAGTGGGTCATCTCATTGTTGACCCCCGGCTGCCCAGGCGGACCAAACCATCTATGCGCATTCTTCCACCTTTCTGCCTTGGTGTCAACATAGTTTTGTGCAGGCCGTTCTGCCTCAGGTTGAACATTCTTGACCCGCTCCGAACGAAGCACCGCCTTGTTGAACTCCTCTACAGCAGAAGCGATCTTATCCGCGTCTCCTGTATACAACGCCTCTTTGTATTTCTTGCGTGACTCTTCAAGTTCTTTCTCTGAAACCACCTGCATCGTATTGATTAAGGTCTTTTCTCCAGAAGAAAGCCTTTCTTTCAAGCGCGCATTCTCGTCTGCAATTGATTTCGCAAACACCAAAGCTTCCTCTTTGGCTCTGCGCTCTTCGTGTTTTTGGGCTGTAAGTTCTTTGATCCGTTTTTGTACTTTAGCGGAATACGATTGGATCTCTTCATCGGGCGGATCTTCTGCAACCGGCGCCTCTTCAATCTCAACTTCTGTCGGCTCTTCGTTTTCTACTTCGACTTCAAGTTTTTCTTGATTCATAACAACTCCTTAGCGCGGATTGTCCGCGTTGCTGTTAGACGCGACTATAGCCGCGAGGGTCTTCAACAACACCTTCTACAGTGTCGTCGTTGATAAGGCGGAATTCTCTTCCGTGAATTTTGAAACGCGTTCCAGAAAAAGCTCTTACCAGCACAAAATCTCCTTCTTTACACCACGGCCCTGTCGGAAATTTTTGTGTGTCTTTGTAGCAATCCGGGCCTTGCTTTACAACATACAAGACTACAGTGCTAAATTCTTCTAACTGTTTAAGTGCATCGGGTTTGAACAACCCGTTTTGAAACTTTTCTTCTACATTTGGAAGGGCGCATAACATGCGATATCCTGTAGGATCAGGCAGTTGCGTTGCTGTTTCGCTCATGGTTTCTCTCTGATATTTCAGTGTTAATACGGACTGCAATCAAAAGACCTTCAATCTGCCCACAAAGATACTTGTATTCTTCATAGGGAAGACTTCCTTGTATCAATTGTTTTGTAATGTATTGAATGTGTTTTTCAATTTGTAGGTTTACTGCTTCGTACAATTCCACGCCTAACCTCCATTTCTGCGGCACTATCAACCAACTTTGTTTGATTTGCCAGATTGCTTATCCGCTCCTGTGATTCCAGGCGCTCCCTTTCCATCATCACTTTTTGCTCCTGAGCCTGTTGCTTCAATTGGATTTCTGCCTGATCCTTGGCGGCCTCGCGCTGTTCGCGTTGCGCCTTGATTTGCAACTCCTGCTGTTGCATTTTTACAACAGGATCTTGTTGCGCTTGTGCGTTGCGCATCTGTTGCGCCGCTTGCATGTTCTTACTCAGCAGTTGTTGTGCCGCCGCCGCCGTTAGTCTTGAAAGCTGCACTTCAAAATCTTCCGGCAGAATTGTATTAGGTTGTGGCATCGGAACGCCAAGCTCTTGCTCCAACCTGCGGCGGTATTCAAAGGCAAGGTGTTCATTGACATGAGCCATCGTAGCCGCAAACATCTGTTGGGCCATCGGGTTCTGTTGCATTTGCTGACGCAACATAGGATCCTGAAGTGCAGCCATATGCACCGTAATATGCGCCTGATGATCCTGATAAATAAACGCCTTAACAGGTTTCATGTTAATTAAATTCATGTTTTCTGTTACCGGATCTCTAGGCTCCTGTTCTTTTGTTACAGGGATTAGCCTATCAATATCCTTTACTCCAAGCGCAGCGAGCATCCTTTTGTGCAATTCTGGTATATCGTATATCTGCGGCGCTGTTGCTGAAAGTTGAAGAACGGCCTGATATTGCGTAACTCTTTGCGCCAGTGTTGTAGCGTTAGGATCTGATACTGGTATGACTTCTACATTGTCATAGTCTGGTTGTTTAGCACCTCTTCCCTCTGGGCTATCAACCTGATAGTCATATTCTGTAGGAAGATAGTCGCGGATAATTGATGCCAGGAGTTTGAACTCTTGACGCATGGAGTAATGCAGTCTTGCCTGTACTGCTGACATTACTTTAAGCGTTCTTTCTAACACCGCCAAGGTAGTTCCCACCGGGGTGTTTGCTGAAAGGTCGCTAATCTGCATATCTGCTGTAGCAGCGAATCTCCTTCCTTCTTCCACAATTTTTTGCAACAGCAGCAAGAGTGTCTGGCTTGGTTCCTTATAAGGAAGAATCATGATGTTGTCTTTGACTGTTCCTATAGGAACGTCAACATCACGAAACTCTCCAGGGGCAATTGGTGTGTCGTCTCCTTTAACCCGCAGCCCACGAGACTTAAGACCGCCGGGTAGGTTGCTTAAGGTTCCTGCATCAACAAGCTGACGGATCAATGAAGTGCCTGACTTGGCAAACCCACCCACAAGATGAATAAGTCCAAAGCCATAGAACCCAAACCCTGGTATATAGATATAGTGTGTATAGTGCATCCGCTTTAGTTTTAGCGGGTCATCTTCATACCAATTTCTGCGCACTGCCAAAATTTTTGACGTGCCTTTATCGAGCGTTACAATATAGGGAAGAGCAATTCCTGTCGGCCCGGATGCATCGCTATCTTCAAATCCAGGCAGATCAAGATCAATACAAACCTCCAAGATTCGATAACGATCATCCATCGTTGCTGTCATGCCCTGCTCTTCAGCTTTTCTTTTTTCCACATCATCCAGTGTTGTGGTTGGCTCCCCAAGGTCTACATCGCGCCATAGTCCGGCGTGTTGCAACTTGCGCACTTCGTTTTTTGTTTTGCGCATAATTTGCGTGATTCTTGCTGCGGACCTCAGATCGCTAGCACCATAAGGCACTACCATGTCTTCAGCTGGAACAAACATGGACACCTGCCTCCCCAGTGCAGGATCGTAATAAACTTTTTTGAACGCTGATCCAGCCAATGCTAGCGACCACAACATTTTTTCATGTTCTGGACGGTATTCCGGCATTTGTTCTGTTAGCCGCCAGTTCATGTCTTCCTTGACACGCTCAGCAGCATCTTCTTTTTCTTTTGTAACCTTGCCAACAATTTGTGTTTTTACAGGGCCGGAGGCAGGGAAGGTTTCCATGATGGATTCTGACTGAAACCGCACCGCTGCTTCTGATAACAAAGGATAAAACACACCACAAGCCCCGGGCCAGGGTTCTGTTCTGTCCTCATATTTCATGCCAAGAAGTTTAAGTCCATCTACATAAGTATCAACCCATTCTTTTCTTGCTGACTGATCGGTCTCAAAATCTTCCAAGATATCACTTGCCAAAGATTGCAGATCTCTGTCATCAATATATTCTGCAAGATTGGCATCGTGTTCTTCGGGTTGATCGCGCTCAGGCTCTAAAAGAATTTCTATGCCATCAACACTAATATCTACCGACTTTG